ACATTTGATACAGTTGTATTTGATAGTGCAACAACTTATATGGATTTTTGTTTAAAGTATGCTGTTATGAATACAAAAGGAGCAACAGAAGCTGTACCTACAATGGCTGGATATGCTAGAAAAAATGTGTATTGAAACAAACATTAAATAATTTAATTCGTATAACTGATAAATATAATAAACATATTATAATTATTGGTCACGAAGATAATGGTCAAATGGACGAGTTAGGTAATGTTATCAAACAAAGTCCAATGATTGGTGGAAGTTCTAATCTTAGTTTGTTAATTATGTTATCAGAAATCTGGTACATGAATTTATCAACTGGGAAAAGAAGAATCTATTTTCAACCTTTTGGTGTAAAAAGTCCAGTTAAAAGTCGTATGATCTCACAAGATTGTCGATATGTTGATTGGAATTATACATTTGAACAGGGTGGAAATGGAATTAATACTTGGTTTGAACAATGGAAGAATGCAAATTCTAAAATTGTACCACAAGTATAAAGTATTATATAATACTTTTGTTTATTAATCTTAATTTTTTATTTTAATTTAATTTGAAAGGAATAATATTATGACAGAATTATCATCTGTAATTGAATTTGAAACTAATTTGGCTGAAGTTGAAGCACCGAAACCACTTCCTGCTGGTTTGTATGATGCTACTATTCAATCTGCTGAACCGATGACATCTAAAGATGGTCTGAAAACTATGGCTAAAGTAACTTATAGTATTTCTGCAGATCAATATCCGGTAGATTATACTGACGGAAATCCGAATGGTACAACTTTAACTCAGTATATTATGTTGGAAAAAGATGCTCGTAGTATGTATGCTTTGAAGCGTTTCATTATGGGCATTGGTGCTCCGTTGTCTAATTCAGTTGATTTAAATACTTGGGTTGGTTTGACTTGCAAACTCAATGTAGTTAATGAAATGTTTGAAGGTAACGAAGTTGCTAGAGTTAAAGGTGTTATTAATTAATAACATCTAAATAATAGGTTTTGGTATTTGTACCAGAATTTTTCTCAAAACAAATACCAAATTGTTTTAATCTAATAATTTAAAGGAGATATTTAAATGTCTGAAAAAACTGAAGAAAAGAAAACTCGTAAAGCTTCTCAAAAATTTGTTTTGTTTGAAATTTTTGATAAAAATGGTGAAATTATTGAGAACGCTACTGCTGAAAACAATATTCGTATTGTAGGTGTATTTCCAAAATTAACAGAGGAAATGTTTGATGAAATTCAAAAGCACCCGCATGCAGTAAGAGTTAAACTTTAATCTATTTAAATAGAGGTCGATATGTCTAATTTTGTAAAAATTTTATATCCAATTAAAGTAAAAACACTCAAATCTGTTAGATTTAGTAAATCTTTAATTAGAAGTTATAGAATTTATAAGCATCAATATGTTTATATATTGCAAGCTTGTGCAAAATTAGGCATATCACCTAACTATTTTATAAAATGGTGTGCATTAAATATGGCATATTATATAAATGAAGGAAAAATTAATAAAAATATTGATATATTAAATAAGGATTTAGACAATGGAATTTGATAAAAAACAACAAGAAGCAATAGATCTTTGTTGTAATATATCTAAAAGATTAGTTGCTGTAACTGGTGAAGCTGGAACTGGTAAAACAACTATTATTAAAGAAGTTTATAATAGATTATTACAATATATAGAAGTAAATAAAAAATTATTTACTAATAAAGAAGAATTTTATCCACAAGATTATATAGCTTTAGTAGCTCCAACAGGTAAAGCTGCAAAAAGAATTTACGAAGCAACAGGTATTCCAGCAATGACTATTCATAGATTATTAGAATATCCAATGCCTGGAGAAATTGATGAAAAAACTGGTAAAGCTTTAGTATCTTCTTTACCAAAAAGATGTAAAAGTAATCCAATTAAACAAAAATTTGTTATTTGTGATGAATATGCTATGGTTAATTATGAATTACATAGAAATTTGTTAGATGCTTTACCTCGTGGTGGTATTATTCGTATGTTTGGTGACTGTAATCAGCTAGAACCTATTGAAGAAAGTGCTTATTTAAAAGATAAACCTTCACAATTTCAAGAGATGTTAATTCGTTTTCCTTCTGTTATATTAGATACAATTCATAGACAAGAAGATGGATCAACTATTATTGAAAATAGCCATATTATAAATAAAGGTTTAATGCCTAAAAGAAGTGATGATTTTTTATTATATTTTACTAATTCTACAATATTCCCAACAACAGTTATTACAGATTTAATTACAAAAGATCCAGAATATTATACAATTAATAAACAAATTATTAGTCCGAGTAGAAATAGCTGGGTAGGTACACAAAAGTTAAATTTAATGATTCAAATGTTGAGATTTGGTCATAAAGTTGATGAAGGTTATCAAATTGAGCGACACAAATGGGCAAAACCTCAAGAATTTTATTTATATGTTGGAGATAAAGTAATATTTACTAAAAATAATTACGATTTAGGTGTATTTAATGGTGAAAGTGGAATAGTTACTGATATTAAATTGTTTGGAGATGTAACAATAGATTTTGGTGATAAAGTAGTTAATATTCCTTCATCACAAACAATTAATATGTATGGAAAAAGTGTAGAATATAATCCACAAAAAGATATAGATTTAGCTTATGTTATTACAACACACAAAAGTCAAGGTTCAGAATATAAAGAAATAACTTATATTATAGATAGAAGTTTAATTTATATGTGTAATCGTAAAAATCTATATACAGCAGTTACTCGTGCAAGAGAAAAAGTTAATATTATTACAGATCAAAAAACTTTAATGTTTTCTCTTAAACATGTAAAAAATCCATATCAAGTAAAGGAGAAATAGATGAAAGTATATATTGTAATTGATAATGATACAAATGTTATTATTAATGTTCATTCTAATAAAGAAAGTGCTATAAATGAAGTAAATATTAGACCAGATTATCGTACTATGAAAGAATATAATGTAATTGATTCTACAGTTACTATGAAATCTATAACTGAAGTGAACAAAAAGGTATATGATCCATTACATTTTAATGATGTTATGCCGTATGGTAAATATAAAGGTCAAACTGTAGGAACAATTATTCAATCTGATCCAGATTATTTAATCTGGTGTAAAAATAATATAAATTTACAATTAGATGAAGATTGTTTAGAATTAATTGGAGCTTCTTTAGAAAAATAATGTATATAATCACAACAAAAGAAATATTAAAAATATCAAGTTTTTTAATAAAACTTATAGGTATTTATATTACTAAAGAATATAAATATTATATATATTATACCAATAATGAGAAACTAATAAATATGTTTAAAAAAGAAAATAAATTCTTGTGTAAAGACATAAAAAGTGTTATATCTTATTTATTATTACATAAAGGAGAAATTTAATGATAGATGAGAATTTAAGAAAAATTGCAACTATTACGGGTATGCAAATTGATTGTGGTTTTGTCGGTGATAAAAATGCCGAATATGCTATAGTTTTAGAAAGTCCTGGAGAAGCAGATATTAAATTAGACACACCTTTGTCGGGTGGAAGTGGCACAGCTTTATTTAATGTATTAAAACAATATAATATTGATAGAAAAAATTGCTATATTACTTGTGCTGTTAAAAGAAAACTTCCATTATTAGCAGATAATTTTAGATTAGATGATACAGAATTATCTAATTGGAGAAATATATTAAATATAGAATTAGAAAGTTTACCAAATTTAAAATGTATTCTTTGTCTTGGTAGATTTGGATTAAAATTGTTTACTAATGAGAACAGTATAGTAGATTGGAGAGGTTCTATTTTACCTTATACATTAAATAATGGTAAAGAAATAAAAATTTGTTATACTTTTAATCCAATGTATATATTTAGAGAACCAAAGTGGGAAGTTATATTTAAATTTGACTTATATAAATTTTATTTATTGTGTTCTGGTAAATATCAAGAACATTATATTAAAGCTATTATAAATCCTACTGCATCTGAAGCATTAAAGTATATTTATAAAATACAGAATGAAAAGAAACCTTTTGCTTTAGATATTGAAACAATGGGTAATGAAATGTGTTGTGTAGGTTTAGCTAATGATACACATGAAGGAATTTGTATAAATTTTAGAGATCAACACACAAATAGATATACTATACAAGAAGAAAAGAATATTAGAGTAGCTTTGTGTAGATTATTAATAGATCCAAATAGTAAAATTATTACACAAAATGGTTCATTCGATGATAGCTGGCTCGGATATAAAGATAGATTTCCTGTATTTAAATGTTATTTTGATACTTTATTAGCACATCATACATTATATCCAAGACTTCCACACAATTTAGGATTTTTAACATCTGTATATACAATGCACCCATTTTATAAAGATGAAGGAAAAACTTGGAAAGAAGGTGGAAATATTAATCAATATTGGGAATATAATGTTAAAGATGTATGTATAACTTTAGCTGCATATGAAGGATTATTAAAAGAGTTAAAAGCTCAAAAATTAGATAACTTTTTCTTTAATCACGTAATGAGAATACAACCTCATCTAGTTAATATGACAGTTCAAGGAGTAAAAGTTGATACATCATTAAAACAAAAATTAAATGAAGATTTACAAAAAGATATCGCAGAAATTAAAGAAAAATTTATTAAAATGTTAGAAGAAGCATTTCCTAATGTACCTTTTGATGATTTTAATATGAATAGTCCAAAAGATATTGGTATGTTGATGTATTATTTTATGAAATTACCTAATTATAATACAAAACGTAAAGTAGATGAAGAAACTATTAATAAATATTTATCTAAAGAAGAAACATTAGAACAATATCGAAAAATTCTTCAATTATATCTAGAATATAAAAAAGAAATGAAATTTTATTCTACTTATGTTGAAACAAAAATTGATCCAGATGGTCGAATTAGATGTGAATATAAACAATATGGAACAGTTAATGCTCCAGGTCGATTAAGTTCTACTGCAGTTTTGTGGGGAAGTGGAACAAACTTACAAAATCAACCTCAAAGAGCACAATCAATGTTTATAGCTGATGAAGGTTATGGATTATTATACTTCGATTTGAAACAAGCTGAAGCTAAAGTTGTTGCTTATGGTTGGAATGTTACTAAATTAAAGGCAGCATTTGAACGTCCTGCTAAAGATCCAAGTATAGATATTCATAGATTAAATGCAAGTAATATATTTAAACTTCCTTACGATCAAATTCCTAGTCATGACAGATTAACATATCCAGATGATGTAGATGATCCAAAACGAGATGGTGAAACAACACTTCGATATTTAGGTAAAAGATGTGTGCATGGTTTGAATTATCGTATGCAACCAGAAAGATTAGCTACAACTACAGGTATTGATATTAAAATGGCAAAAGAAGCATTTAATAGTTACCATGCTACATATCCAGAGATACAAATAGCTTGGAAAAACACTATTAATGAATTAAAAAAGAATAAATGTTTATATAATTACATGGGTAGACGTTTATATTTTCTAGAACCATTAACAGATAACAATATGGATTCAATTATTGCATTTAAACCTCAATCAACTATTGGTGATTATGTATCTTCTATAATTGCAGATGTTGAAGAAGATCCAGAGTTTCCTAAAGATAAAGCTAGATGTCTATTAAATATTCACGATGCTTTAATCTTTTTATATAAATTAGATGTAGAAAAAGTATTAATGAAACTTATTTGGAAATATGCAAATAAACCAATAATGATTAATGGTGAACCTGTTGTAATTGGTATGGATTTTAAAAAGTCTGAACCAGGTGAAGATGGTGTTAGACGTTGGACAACTTTACATGGAGTAGATTATCATGAATAATATATTAGATTTTGATGAATATTGTATAATATCTGAAAAAGATTTTAAAAATTTAAATGATTTATATAAATTTATACCAGTTAAACAAAATAATGTAGAGTATTTTTATAATAAAAAGAGAAATTGTCATGCAGTAAAGAAAACTACTGATAAATTATTAAAAAATTCTCTATATTTATTAAATAAATCTTGGTTTAAAACTGAATTATATGCAACAAATTGTGAAATTTTACAAAAAATTGGAGAATTTACTCCAGAATTGTATTTAATTAATAAAAATTATAAAGAAATGCGAGAAAAAGAAAGACATCGTTTTGGCTCTTTAACTGATTTTGTAGGGAGTGCTTTAAATGAATTACTTGCAATGGATAAAACCTAATACTTTTATAGCAGAATATTTAAAATATTGTGATAATTTTGAAACTCCTCAAAGTTTTGATTTTTGGGGAGCTATTTGGATATTATCTATTATTTGTAATCGTAAAATTATAATAAATAGACCAAATAATAAATTATTTACTAATTTTTATATAACTTTTGTGGCTGATAGTGGTATTTGTAGAAAATCTACTGCAGTTAAAATAGCTAAAAATATATTACAATCTATTTGTA